CAAGGTGATGGTGGAGATCACGGAGACTCGGTCGTGAACCAAAAGGTCTATGGACTCGTCGGCTCAACGCGCGAGTGCCGCACGCAATCTCGAAGCGATCTCGTCCTCATCGGGCAGGCCACCCTCGTACATCCGGCAGCCCATGCTCGGGGCCGTTGGCACCGGAAGACCGAAGAGGTCGCGACCACCTACAAGCGCTGTCGGCGTCGGGTATCCACGACGCAAGTCTCGCTCGGGCAGCGCCTCCTGATCGACGTACACGACGTGAACGCCGCCCACGCGACCGGCAGCGGACTCGATGCGACTGAGGAACTCGGGCGTGTTCGGGCAGTCGGTGAAGCCCAGCACTTCGACTTGAGTCATGGCAGCTCCCACCTCGGGGGCGTTCGGCGTGGTGCTGCACGCCGAGAGCAGCGCAGTCACGAGCGTCAGAAAGAAGACCTCCACACGCATCGGGTGACTATAGGTTCCGGCGATGACCGCGGGGGCATCTTCTGATGCAGTTGCGTCCCTATCAATCCGAAGCCATCGCTGCGGTGTACGAGCACCTGCGGACCCGCGACGACAACCCCTGCGTGGTCATCCCGACCGGCGGGGGCAAGACGCCGGTCATCGCCACGATCTGCCGCGATGCGGTCGGCCAATGGGGCGGCCGCGTGGTGCTGCTGGCGCATGTGAAGGAGTTGCTCGAACAGGCGGCCGACAAGCTACGCGTCATCGCGCCTGACGTGCCGATGGGCATCTACTCGGCGGGCCTGAAGCGCAAGGATCTGGGCTACGCCGTCACGATCGCGGGCATCCAGAGCATCTGGAAGAAGGCGTGCGACCTCGGTCCGGTCGATCTGATCATCGTCGACGAGGCACACATGGTCCCCGCCGAGGACGACGGGATGTACCGGCAGTTCATCGCCGACGCCAAGGTCGTGAACCCGAACGTCCGGATCATCGGGCTGACGGCCACGCCGTACCGCCTCAAGTCCGGCTCGATCTGCGCCCCAGAGAACATCCTCAACCACATTTGCTACGAGGTTGGGGTCCGGGAGCTGATCGTGCAGGGGTTCCTGTCGCCGCTCAAGACCAAGGCGGGCCTGCAGAAGATCAGCACCGACGACCTGCACGTCCGCGCTGGCGAGTTCGTCGCCAGCGAGGTCGAGGACCTCATGGACAAGGCGGGGCTTGTTGAGGGCGCGTGCGCGGAGATCGCGCAGCACACCAACGACCGCAGCGCCACGTTGATCTTCTCCTCGGGCATCCGTCACGGCCAGCACATCGTCGATGTGCTCAAGACCAAGCACGGCATCGAGTGCGGATTCGTGACCGGCGACACCCCCGACGGCGTGCGTGCGGCGATCCTCGGCCGATTCCGTTCGGGTGAGCTCAAGTACCTGTGCAACGTGAACGTGCTGACGACCGGCTTCGACGCCCCGCACATCGATTGCGTGGCGCTCGTGCGCCCGACCATGTCGCCTGGCCTGTACTATCAGATGGTGGGCCGGGGCTTCCGGCTGCACCCGGGCAAGACTGATTGTCTCGTGCTGGACTTTGGCGGCAATGTGCTGCGCCACGGCCCGGTCGACGCCATCCGCATCGCCACCGACGATCGCGGCGACGGCGAAGCGCCGGCAAAGGAGTGCCCCAACTGCCAGGCCCTGATTGCGGCGGGCTACCAGACCTGCCCGCAGTGCGGCCACCAGTTCCCCGAGCCGAACAGGCAGCAGCACGAGGCCAAGGCCAGCACCGAGGGAATCCTCTCAGGGCAAACCATGCGCGAGGAGCACCGCGTCAGCGAGACGACGTACCACGTGCACTCCAAGCGCAGCGACCCCTCCGCGCCGCTGACGATGCGCGTCGAGTACCGCGTCGGATTCAACCGCTACTTCCGCGAGTGGGTCTGCTTCGACCACACCGGGTACGCCCGGACCAAGGCCGAGGCTTGGTGGCGTGCCCGCTCGGTTGAGCCGGTGCCTGGCGGCACGGAGGAAGCGGTCGAGATGGCCAAGGCCGGGGCGCTCGCGCCGACGCTCTCGATCACCGTCGAGAAGAAGGCCGGCGACCAGTTCGAGCGCGTCACGCAGCACGTGCTGGGAGACAAGCCGCCGCGGCTGGACAGCGAAGAAGGCCTGCCGGACCGGCCGCCGGAACCCGCGGGCATGACGTACGGCATCCCCGAAGACGAGATCCCCTTCTGATGAGCGATGGTCTTTCCATTCTGCTCGAGTCGGCGCGGACGTATCTCGCTCGCGGGTACGCGGTCATCCCTGTGCCGGCGCGGAAGAAGATCCCCGTGCTCAAGGGGTGGACGGACCTGCGCCTATCCGAGAGCGACCTGCCGGCGCACTTCAACGGCACCGGCAACATCGGCGTGCTTCTCGGCGAGCCGAGCGGGTGGCTCGTGGACGTCGACCTCGACTGCGAGGAGGCGGTAGCGCTCGCGCCCAAATTCCTGCCGCCGACCGGCGCGATGTCCGGGCGACCGGGCAAGCCTGCGTCGCACTGGTGGTACGTGTGCGAGGGGATGAAGACCCGGAAGCACCAGGACCCGGTGTCGAAGAAGATGATCGTGGAGCTTCGGAGCACCGGGGCTCAGACCGTCGTCGGCCCGAGCATCCATCCCTGCGGCGAGCCGTATGACCCGCTCGACGGCGAGCCCGCCGTGGTCGACGCCGGGGAGCTGGCCGCCGCCGTCACGGCGCTGGCAGAGGCCGTGACCGAAGCCCGGCACGGGCGCAAGGAACGTCCACCTTCACAACCAGCGGCGCTCGGAACGCCGACTTGCCCAGCGGGCGACGCCCTGCTCCGCCGCGCCGCGGCGTACCTCGACCGCATTCCGCCGGCGGTCTCGGGCTCGGGCGGACACAGCCAGACCTACGCGGCGGCCACGGCAATGGTCCACGGTTTTGGGCTCGACCCGGAGGCTGCGTTCAACCTGCTGTGGGATCGGTACAACCCTCGATGCCAGCCCCCGTGGTCGGAGAAGGAGCTTCGGCACAAGGTCAGCGACGCGGCGAGCAAACCACACGATCGTCCGCACGGATGGCTGCGCGACGCAGGCCCCTCCGAAACCAGTGACGTTGATCTGTCTGGATTCAACCCCGAGTCGCGGCGCGCCGTCGTCGATCGGCCCCGCTCGGAGCGTCCGCCAGATCCGGGTCCGTTCCCCGATCATCTTCTCCGCGTGCCCGGCTTCATCGAGCAGGTGGTGGCGTACAACCTCGCCACGGCGACGCGCCCACAGCCGGTGCTCGCACTCGCGGCCGCCATCTGCCTCCAGGCCGTGCTCGCGGCCCGCAAGGTGCGCGACGAGCGCGGCAACCGGACCAACGTCTACTGCGTCGGCGTAGCGCCCTCAGGCGCTGGCAAGGACAACGCCCGCAAGGTCAACAAGAACATCCTTTTCGCAGCCGACCTAGTCGAGCACGAGGGCAACGAGGACCTGGCGTCCGACGCGGGGCTGGTCACCGCCGTGGAGGCCGAGCCGGCGGTCCTGTTCCAGATCGACGAGTTCGGCCGATTCCTCCGCACCATCGGCGACCCCAAGAAGGCCCCGCACCTGTTCAACGTGCTGACGGCGCTGATGAAGCTCTACAGCAGCGCCGACACGGTCTTCCGCGGCAAGGCCTACGCCGACAAGAAACGAAACAAGGTCGTCGACCAGCCGTGCGTCAGCGTCTACGGCACGACCGTCCCCGAGCACTTCTACGAGTCGCTCACCGCCGACAGCCTCAGCGACGGGTTCATCGCACGCCTGCTCGTGTTCGAGTCGGCCGAGACGCCGGCGCGACAGCGGGCCAAGGCGTTGAGTGTCCCCGAACCTCTGAAGCAGGCGGCGGAATGGTGGGGAGCGCAGCAGCCCGGAGGCAACCTCTTCAAGGAGCACCCCAAGCCGATCGTGGTCGAGACGACGCCGCAGGCGGGCGAGGTGTTCGATGCGCTCGCCTCAACGGTTGACGCCGAGCTTGGCAAGCCCGATGAGACGGGTCGCTCGCTGTGGGCTCGCGCGGAGGAGAAGGCGTGCCGCCTGGCGCTGATCTACGCCTGCTCCGCCAACGCCCAGAAGCCGGTGATCGACGAGGACGCCGCCCGCTGGGCGTGCGACCTGTCGACCTACCTCACGCGGCGGATGCTCTACATCGCCCACGAATGGGTCGCCGACGGCGTCTTCGACGCTCGGCAGAAGCGCGTCGTCCGAGTGGTGCGCAAGGCGGGTGGAAAGATCTCCCGGAGTGAACTCTGCCGCAAGACGCAGTGGCTGACCCAGCGGGAGCGGCAGGAAGTCATAGACAACCTCCTGGAGACACAGCAGTTGCGGCAGGAAGAGGAATCCTCCTCGACGCGACCGAAGGTGGTGTACGCCCTTGCCTGAACCGGATCTTTCAATCTTTCACGTACTCACCGCGCGCGTACGCGATACGCGCACGCGTGGGCACGCGCACGGGCGGAAGGGAGGTATTGAAAGATTGAAAGATCTCTCTCTTCCATCATGTACTTCCCCCCTCCCGCCCCATCGCGCCCATGCAGGTCGCGTGCCAGGTTGCGCCTACCACGAGCCCAACAGCCCGAAGCCGAACGGCCAGGCGGCGGATGGCGTTAGGTACTTCCCGGGCGGGGACGCGAGGCTTGGCCCGCGGGAACAGCCGCGAGATGGGACAGAGTTTCTTTCGAGTGTCCGAGCACATGCGGAGGCTGCGAATGCATGGATGCACTGATGCAACAAGCGTGGCGCAAGGCGGCCAGCCAGATGGCCAGCAAACTCAGAGCGGACGCTCGCAACGGCGCGATGCTGGCATCGCCGTGGCCCCGCGCGGCCCACAGCATGGTGGTCGGCTGGCAGATCCGACTCAGCCAGCCGCCGACGTGTCCGCGTCCCAGACGTTGGCGTCCGACATGGGAAGTGTTCGCGCTGTTGGCGGTGCAGAGCGCAACCACCGCACTGCAGCACGGAGCACGATCGGCGTGGCACAAGTGGGCAGCGTCCAGGGTGACCCCGACGCGTCGGTACATCCCCAAGCGCGACCGTCCACATGCACCCCGATCTCAGCCCCCGGAGTCCTCGAGCTGCTGAAGCGCCAGCAGTATCTGTGCGCACTCTCCGGGCGTCCCCTCACTCCGGAGTCGGCGGCCCTCGATCACATCGTTCCCGTTCGCGTCGGCGGCCAGCACATCATCGAGAACGCTCAGGTCCTCGACAAAGACGTGAACCGTGCGAAGAACGCGCTCACCAACGCCGAGTTCCTTGCGATGTGCCGAGAGGTTGTCGGCTGGTGCGGGGGTGGCGACTCTCCCAATCCCGGCGGTCCCAAACACCCTCCGAGTGTGAACCCCGGCATTCCGGCCCCGAGCGGCCCCGTGGCGGGGTTGGTACGCCTCGCCGCCAATGACGCGACGTGGGCCAACGTGGGCGGACACGTGGCCAACGGGAGAGGCCCGTAGCGAGCGGGAATCGGGGCGTTGAGCGCCCCCGGACGGGCCCGACTGCCCGAGCGATCCAGCCAACCAGCGATCCAGCCATCCCCACCCCCCGGACCTGTCGCATGTGCGGCGGGCCAGCCCGACGCCCCACGCGCAGGCGCTTGTTGCCGCGCGTCTCAACGGAGATCGCTGTGAACATCGAGACGCTCCCCATCGACGCGGTCCACGAGTACGACCGCAACCCCCGCACCATCAACGACGCCGCTATCGACGCGGTCGCTAAGAGCATCGAGGCGTTCGGCTTCAAGGTGCCGATCCTGATCGACGCCGACGGCGTGATTATCGCCGGGCACACGCGGCTTCGCGCCGCTCGGAAGCTCGGGCTGAAGGAGGTGCCGACGATCCGCGCGGACGACCTCACGCCGGACCAGGTCAAGGCGCTGCGCATCGCTGACAACAAGGTGGCGTCGCTCACCTCGTGGGACATGGAACTGCTGCCCATCGAGCTGGCCGACCTCAAGGGGGTCGACTTCGATCTCGCGCTGCTGGGCTTCAGCGCCGAGGACCTCGCGGCGATCATGGCTCCCGCTGGCACCGAAGGTCTCGTCGACCCCGACGATGTGCCCGCGCCGCCGGACGCCGCGACGACGGTGCCCGGCGACATCTGGGTGCTGGGCAACCACCGGCTGATGTGCGGCGACTCGTCGAAGCCGGAGGACCTGGACCGTCTGCTCGACGGCCAGCCGATCCACCTGGTCAATACCGATCCGCCGTACAACGTGAAGGTCGAGCCGCGATCGAACAACGCGATCGCGGCCGGGCTGTCGTCGTTCACCGCTACGCAGCGGAAGGACGCCAGCGCTGGCGACCAGCAGTCGGCGGACCTGCACCGCTACCCCGAGAAGTCCAAGCCGACGCACAAGAAGCTCCGGGCCAAGGACCGGCCGCTCGCCAACGACTTCATGTCGGACCAGGAGTTCGACCGCCTGCTCGCGGCGTGGTTCGGCAACATCGCCCGCGTGCTCATCCCCGGCGGTGGCTTCTACATCTGGGGCGGCTACGCCAACTGCGGCAACTATCCGCCGGTGCTCAAGGCGATGGAGTTGTACTTCAGCCAAGCCGTGATCTGGATCAAGGAGCACCCGGTCCTGACCCGCAAGGACTTCATGGGTAATCACGAGTGGTGCTTCTACGGCTGGAAGGAGGGCGCGGCGCACCGGTTCTTCGGCCCCAACAACGTGCCCGACACGTGGAGCATCAAGAAGGTCAACCCGCAGAGCATGGTCCACCTGACGGAGAAGCCGGTGGAACTGGCGCGGCGAGCGATCGAGTTCTCATCGCGGCCGGGCGAGAACGTGCTCGATCTCTTTGGGGGGAGCGGCTCAACGCTCATCGGTGCGGAGATGACACGGCGGCGTGCGTACCTGATGGAACTCGACCCGCTGTACTGCGATGTCATCGTGCAGCGGTGGGAGAAGTTCACGGGCCGCAAGGCCGAGCGGCTGCCAGCGGAGGTGGCGTCGTGAACGAGCGTCGCGTGCTACTCCGAGAGCCGCTTCATTGCCTGTCCGAATCGGGCGTTCACGCGCTGCAGCGAGGACGCGACGCGCTCGCTCCGATCATCCCCGGTGAGCGCTTTGACGTACTCGCGGTAGATGAACGCGCGGTCCCGGAGCTTTCCGGTGGTCACGCTGAGGATGCCCGCATTCTGGAGAACCGCGATCGACCGGCGTGCCGTGGGAGCGCTGGCCTTCAGGAGTTCCTGGATCAGCTGCGCGGTGACCACGGGGTGCTCGGGGAGAATGTCGAAGAGCTGCACCGCGCCGAGTGTGGCTCCGGGGAGCCTTGCGAGTCGCTTGCGATCCTCGCTCACGAGCGCGGACAGCCGGGTCGCCACTGCGACGCCGTCGTCTGCAGCGACGCGCACGCACCTCAGGAAGAAGGCGGTCCAGCCCTCCCAGTCGCCGTCGGTTCGAACGGCCGCCAGACGCTCGTAGTAGGCGGCCTGCTCGCGCCGGATCGCCGCGCTGATGTAGAGCAGCGGTTCATCGAGCACGCCCCAGTGCTCCAGCAGCAGCGCGATGAGCAGCCGCCCGATGCGGCCGTTGCCATCCAGGAACGGGTGGATCGTCTCGAACTGCACATGGGCCAGGCCGGCCTTCACGAGCGGATGGATCGGATCACCGCTGTGGATCCAGCGGTCGAGTTCGTGCATGGCATCCGCCACGGCGTCTGGCGGGGGCGGAACGAAGCGGATCGAGTCCGGCCCGCGTCCGCCGATCCAGTTCTGGACCCTGCGGAGGTTCCCCGGGTCCTTGTTGGCCCCGCGTACGCCGCGCATCAGGCGCTTGTGGGCTTCGCACAAGAGCCGCGCACTGATGGGGACACCCTTGGGGCGTGCCAGCTCGCGACGGGCATAGGTCAGGGCGGCGACGTAGTTGCAGACCTCCTCGACATCGTCGGGGCGGTCGCTCCGCTCGGTCGCCTCGAACTCGAAGACGTCCTCGAGCGTCGCCTGGGTTCCCTCGATCTGCGAGGAGATCAGCGCCTCTTTGCGAACGAAGCCGTAGATGAACCAGTCGATGCTCGGGACCAGCTGGCCTGCCAGTCGCAGGCGTTCGATGGCGGCCTGCGCTTCCTGCAGCAGCGGCGCAACCGGCCCGGCGAGATCCAGCGGGGGGTTCGCAGGTGGCAGCGGCGAGGGCAGGAACGCGTCGACGGTCTTTCCGGCGATGGCGGTGGGTCGGTATGTTCCGGTGGTGCGGGGCATGGCTATGAACGTCGGCGTTCTCTGGACGGAACACTAGGAACGTCGGCGTTCCTAGTCGAATCGGCTAAGAAAAGGGACGTTCTTTGCGGCCAACCCCTGCTCTCACCGCAGAAACGCCCCGGCCGGGGGCCGGGGCGGGCTGGCGCTCGTGCATGGGCACCCTCTTCAGGGCTCGTCGAGGGTCGGCAGCGGGCCGTCGGTCGCTTCGTCCCGTTCGAGGGCGTAGCGCTCGGCGATGTCCTCGAGGTCGTGGTCGGTCAGGTACTCGGCGGTCTTCCGCTCCTGGCACGCGGCGACGGCCCGCGCAAGGTCCGTCCACTCCTCGATGGTGAGCATCTGGTCTTGGCGTGCGCCGAGCAGGTAGAGCGCGGCTTGGAGGACGACTTCGAGTTGCGCTTCGCGGTTGGGGGCGGGCGTCGCGTTCATGGCTCAGGCTCCCTTACCCGCCACGAACACCCCGCGCTCGTGCTTCTTGAAGCGTGCGGCCGTGCCCTTGGCGGCGATCTCGCGGATGATGGCGGCGTAGAGCGTGGCCTCGGGGGTCTTGCCGCCGGGCGAGCGCCACAGGCCCTTGGCCTCCATCGCGGCGATCATCTCCTTGGCCCGCATCGGCACCTCGCTCGCGGCGAGCACCTGCGCGGCCGCGTCGAGCGCGCTGACCCGCTTGGGCTTGGGCTCCTTGGCGGGCTTCGGGGCCTTCTCGACCTTGGGCTTCTTCCCCTTGGCGGCCGCGGCCAGGTTCGCGTTGTTGGCCACCTCCTTCTCGCTGGGGACCTCGTGGTCCTGCTTCCCGCCTGCGAGCCGGTCCTTGATCTCCGCGAGCGCCGCCTTGCGGAGGCGCTCCGTGCTCGACGCGGCGGCGTCGGGCTTGCGCTTGGGGATGCGCTTGCCGCCCGGGCCGACGGCTCGCTTCATCGCGGGGGTGCTGCTGGGCTTCTTCGTCTTCGTGCTCATGGTCATCTCCGGACTCGGGGTTGCAACCCCCGTCGCACGATGCGGCGGGGAAGCGTGGCCGTCGCGGTTCCCCGCGACGCCGCGTGCGGGTGTTCAGCGGCTCTGCACGATGCTGATCTGGAACTCCGAGCCGTCCCCCATCCGAAGCACCAAGCCCTTGTTGCTCGTGAGCAGTTGCGCGCCGTCGAAGGTGTCGGCGTGGGCCAGGCCCTCGGCCTCGCTCACCATGTCGCGGGCGATGTCGGCCAGCGCGATGTCGTCGTCCTCGCCCTCGGTCTCTTCGCGGGCGTCGAGGAGGTTCTGGATCAGGGACAGCAGCGTGTTCTGCAGGTCGGTCTCGTTCATGGTCGCTCTCCTTGGGGAAGCGGGCGTTCAGCAGCCCGCGACGCGTTCGATCTCGTTGAGGACGTCGTGGACCATCGAGTTGGTGGCGGCCGCCTGTCCCCAGCGGTCCCGCCCGTAGACGTGCTTGGCGACCTCAACGGCCTTCGCGTAGCGGTCCTCGCGGCTCTCGTCGCGGCGGAACTCGGCGATGACCTTGTCGAAGCGGTCTTCCGCGCGGCTCATGCGGACCACGCTGGCGGCCGCGCCGTCGTCCGTGGCTCGAACAGTGATGTCTTCCTCGTGCCCCTCGATGACGATGTGCTTGATCTTCATGGCGTGTCTCCTTGGCGGTCGTTACTCGGCGTCGTTCAGGAAGGCCTCGACGTGCTCGCGATCCATCCCGCTCATGAACCCGACCAGGTCGATCAGGTCGCTGCGGACCTTTCCGAGGTCGCCGGTGCGGCCCCAGTTCTTCGGGTCGGCCTTGGCCGCCTCGGCGTGCTTGTCGAGCTCCATCTGCAAGACGTCCATCAGCCGGGCGATGTCGTTCCGCCGGGTGGCGTACATCTCGGCGGCGGTCGGTTGCTGGGGGGCGGGCGTGCGGTTGTGCTTGCGTGCGTTCATCTACTTGCTCCTATGCGGCGGCGTGCTCCGGTGAACAAAGAAGCCCGCATTTCGCGGGCTTCAGGTGGTCGGCAGTTCGGGGTTGCGAGGGCTTGTTGGGGCCTCTTCGCGTGCGGCCTCGCGGGCCGCGTCGCTCCGCCCTTGGCGGTAGCCGGTATGCAGTCCCTCGCGGTACCCGGCCTCGAAGGCGTGGCGGACCAGGTCGCGGATCGACCACACCGGGATCTCGTGGAAGTCGAGGCTGTCGCTCTTGCGGGTCTCGAGCGTCTCCAACAGCAGTTCGACCTTGGCCCATTCCATCTCGGCGTCGAGAGCCTTCTGCTTGCTCATCCCGTCGAGGCTGGTCTTGGTGGTCTTCTTGGCGTTTCGCGGGGCGTTCATCGTCGTGGTCTCCGTCGCGTGCGGGGGTTTGGTTCTTCCCGCTCGCGTGTGACACACATTGGCCGGCTGATGGGGAACAGGCAAGGCGTTCAGCCTGCATTTCTCGATGATTCTGCGACATGTGGGCAACTGCGTCCGCGATGTGGGCAACTGTGCGCGGGAGGTCCGCGATGACTCCCGAACACGCGCCTAGTCCCGAGCCTGCACAGGGAATGTCCCGGCTCAACCCCGCCGCGCTTGGCGTCGCGGATGCCGCCCGCGTGCTGACGCGGATCGGGGGCAAGCCCGTAACCGAGGAGATGCTCCGCGCCGACATCGATGCGGGCGCGCCGACCAACGCCAACGGGAGCATCAACCTCGTGCACTATGCCGCGTGGCTCGTGAAGGAGATGTCCGTGGGGGGTGCAGGTGGCGATTGACCCGCGCCAACTCAAGCCCGGCGAACTCGCGCGGCTGCTCAACAGCACGCCGCTGGGCGAGGTCATCAGCGAGCGGCAGCTCCACCGGCATCGCACGCGCGCGGGATTCCGCGTCGCGGCCGACGGTGACGCAGGCAAGGTCGACCTGTTCCGCTACGTCGCATGGCTGGTGACGACGCGGCACGAGGCGCTGGCGGAGGCTGCACGAACGCCCGAGGGGCTCACGGGCTACGAGGCGATGAAGGAGCGGGCACGGCTCCGCAACGCGATGCTCTCGCTCTCGGGGCGAGACATCGGTGACCTGCCTGCGGTCGCGGACCCCGCGCGGCGTGCGCGGGCCGCGAAGGACTTCCGGTACTTCTGCGAGACGTACTTCGGGCAGACGTTCCATCTGAGGTGGTCCGACGATCACCTGAAGGTCATCACCAAGATCGAGCAGGCGGTGCTCGAGGGCGGACTGTTCGCGATGGCGATGCCGCGCGGCTCGGGCAAGACCAGCCTGTGCGAGGTCGCGTGCCTGTGGGCGCTGCTGTACGGGCACCGCGAGTTCGTGGCGCTCATCGGCTCGGACGAGGAGCACGCGGCTGGGATGCTCGAGTCGATCAAGGCGGAACTGGAGAACAGCGAGATCCTCGGCGCGGACTTCCCGGAGGTCTGCCATCCGATCCGCTCGCTCGAGGGCATCCACCAGCGGGCCTCGGGCCAGCTCTACCAGGGCAAGCAGACGCACATCGGCTGGACGGCCCGCGAGATCGTGCTGCCGACCATTCCCGGCTCGGCGGCGTCGGGTTCGATCATCCGTGTCGCCGGCATCACCGGGCGCATCCGCGGCATGAAGCACAAGCGAGTCGACGGTGTCAGCGTGCGTCCCTCGCTCGTGCTGATCGACGACCCGCAGACCGACGAGAGCGCCCGGTCGCCCTCGCAGTGCGCCAACCGCGAGCGGATCCTCGCCGGTGCGATCCTGGGCCTGGCGGGGCCGGGCCGGAAGATCGCCGGGCTCATGACGCTGACGGTCGTCCGCCCCGACGACCTGGCCGACCGCATCCTCGACCGCGACAAGCACCCGCAGTGGCAGGGCGAGCGAACGAAGATGGTGTACTCGTTCCCGATCGCCGATCGGCTGTGGGCGGAATATGCCCGTCTGCGGGCCGAAGGGCTCAAGGCTGACCGGGGTGGGGCTGAGGCGACCGCGTTCTACAAGGCGCACCGTGCGGAGATGGACGCCGGCGCGGTGATCGCCTGGCCGGAGCGATTCAATCACGACGAACTGTCGGCGGTGCAGCACGCGATGAACCTGCGGCTGCAGAACGAGGCGGCGTTCTTCGCCGAGTACCAGAACGAGCCGCTCCCGGAGGTCGAGGTTGCCGACGACCTACTCAGCGCCGACCAGATCGCGGCCAAGGTCAACGGCCATGCCCGCGGGCTGGTCCCGCTGGGCTGCTCGCACCTGACGATGTTCGTGGACGTGCAGGGCAAGGCCCTGTTCTACGTCGTGGCGGCGTGGGAAGACGACTTCACGGGCCACGTGATCGACTACGGCACGGAGCCCGACCAGAAGCAGGCGTACTTCACGCTCCGGGACATCAAGCGGACGCTCGGGGCCGCGTCGGCTCGGGCCGGCGTCGAGGGGGCGATCTACGCGGGGCTCGAGCGGCTCGTCGAGGCGACGGTGGCCCGCGAGTGGCGGCGCGACGACGGGGCGATGGTGCGGATCGACCGCTGCCTGATCGATGCCAACTGGGGATCGTCGACGGATGTGGTCTATCAGTTCTGTCGTCAAAGCCCACACGCCAGCGTGCTCACGCCGAGCCACGGTCGGTACGTCGGAGCAAGCAGCTTGCCGTTCAGCGACTACAAGCGCAAACGCGGTGAGCGGGTCGGGCTCAACTGGCGGGTGCCGGTGGTGACCGGCACGCGCGCCGTGCGGCACGTGATCTTCGACACGAACTTCTGGAAGTCGTTCGTGCATGCGCGGCTCGCCGTGCCGATGGGCGATCCGGGCGGGCTGTCGCTCTTTGGACACAAGCCGGAGCATCACCGTCTGCTGTCGGAACACCTGACCAGCGAGTACCGCGTGCGGACGGAGGGCCGAGGACGCACGGTCGACGAGTGGAAGCTTCGGGTCGAGGGGCTCGACAACCACTGGCTGGACGGCCTCGTGGGCTGCGCGGTTGCGGCGTCGATGGAAGGGGCGGTGCTGTTCGGCACGGACCAGAAGGTGGTCGCGCGGCCACGGCTGAAGCTCTCGGCTTTGAAGGAGCGGACGCGATGAAAGCAAAGCCGCCGCCAAAGCAGGATGCCAAGCCCAAGGGCATCGTCTGCCCGACCTGCGGCTGCTGTCACTTTGAAGTGGTCTACACCCGTGCGACTCCAACTGGGACGATCCGCCGCCGGCGGCAGTGTCGCCACTGCGGGCGACGTGTCACGACCAGCGAGCGCCTCGGGGCATGATCGCTCACTCGGTTCTACCGGTGGAACAGATCGTCGAAATGTTGATGCGAAGCGGGCAGATGGCCGCGCCGCCGCATAGGGGACACCTAGAGGCCGCGCTGTGCGGCCCGTGAGGTGAACCCGTGGCCGACCCCGCCCCCAACCTCGAGCAGGCTATCCGCGACAACGCGTCGCAGCCCGCGAAGGCGTCGGTGGACGGCCAGTCCGTCGAGCAGCACCCGCTGAAGGACCAGATCGAGGCCGACCGCTACCTCGCGTCCAAGGACGCCGCGAGGAAGCCCGGCCTCGGCATCAAGTTCGCCAAGATCGTCCCGCCCGGCTCTGTCTGACCCGCCATGCTCAAAGCCATCGCCAACATCATGAGCCGGGTCGCCCCCCACCGCGGAACTCCCGCCGACTCTCCCTCCCCGGCGTCGCGCCCCACCGACCCGCACGGACGCGGGTCGCGTCGGGGAGGCGGCGGCCGTCGCGCGGTCTTGGCCAAGTTCGACTCGGCCCAGACGACCGCCGACAACCGAAAGCACTGGGCAAGCGCCGACGGTCTCTCGCCCAACGCCGCCGTCAGTCCCGAGGTCCGCCGCGTCCTCCGCAACCGTGCCCGCTACGAGGTTGCCAACAACTCCTACGCCAAGGGCATCGTTCTCACGCTCGCCAACGACACGGTCGGCACCGGTCCCAGGCTCCAGATGCTCACCGACGACGCGACGGCCAACCGGCGCGTCGAGGTGTTCTTCGAGGCGTGGGCGGCGGCGATCGACCTGCCCGGCAAGCTCCGCACCATGCGGATGGCGCGCGCCGAGAGCGGCGAGGCGTTCGGGCTTCTGGTCAGCAGCCCCGGCATCGACTCGCCTGTGAAGCTCGACCTTCGGCTGATCGAGCCCGAACAGGTGGCATCGCCACATCTGCCGTGGACCCGGGGCGCTCGCGCGGTGCCGAGCGAGGCCGACGGCATCGTGCTCGACGCCTACGGGCTCCCCGCCGCGTATCGCGTGCTGCGCCACCACCCCGGCGAGGCCAACAACTGGTCTGGTCCCGGGGTCGGTGCAGAGCCCGCGTTCGACACGCTCCCGGCCAGCAGCGTGCTTCACTACTTCCGGCCCGACCGGCCCGGGCAGCTGCGCGGCGTCCCGGACATCACCCCCGCGCTGCCGCTGTTCGCGCAGCTCCGCCGGTACACGCTCGCGGTCATCGCGGCCGCCGAGACCGCCGCCGACTTCGCCGCCGTGCTCTACACCGACGCGCCGGCCAACGGCGAGGCCGATCCGCTGGAGCCGATGGACGAGGTCGAACTCGAGAAGCGGATGGCGACGGTGCTTCCCGGCGGTTGGAAGCTCGGGCAGGTCCACGCCGAGCAGCCGACCACGAGCTACGCGGAGTTCAAGCGCGAGATCCTCAACGAGATCGCCCGCTGCCTGAACATGCCGTTCAACGTCGCGGCGGGGAACTCCTCGGGGTACAACTACGCCAGCGGCCGCCTCGACCACCAGACGTACTTCAAGAGCCTGCGCGTAGACCAGCACCACCTGCGGCTCGCGGTCCTCGACCGCCTGCTCAGGGCCTGGCTCGACGAGGCCGCGCTCGTCGAGGGCCTGCTCCCGCAGTCCATGCGGGTGCGCGGGGCGGCGATGCCGCACACCTGGTTCTGGGATGGCGTCGAGCACGTCGACCCGGCCAAGGAAGCCAACGCGCAGGCCACGCGTTTGACGAACCACACCACCACGCTCGCCCACGAGTACGCCCGCCAGGGGCGCGACTGGGAGGACGAGCTCCGCCAGCGGGCCAAGGAACTCGCGCTCATGGCCGAACTCGGGCTCCCGGTTGCCGCGATCGCTCAGCAAGAGTCCGCCCCGGGGCGCGACGAGGAACAGGAGACCGAAGCCCATGCCGTCTGACACCATCGCCTTCAACGACCATCCGCTCGTGATCCGCGCCCACAAGGCCGCTGATACCGACACCCCCGCGCCCGCGCACAAGAGCTTGTCGCTGACGGCTGAGGCGGAGTTCGAGTTCATCGCCGCAGCGGGCGGCGACGCCGGGGGTGGCACCGCGCTCCCGCGGTTCCGGATGGTCGCGTACACCGGCGGCCCGATGAAGGTCTCCGGCTGGCGGCACCCGGTCGTCATCGACCTGGCGGGCCTGGCCATCCCCTCGCAGTCCCGCCCGATCCGCTTCGGGCACGACGCCGCCGCGGGCGTCGGTCACACCAGCGCCGTGACCGTCGAGGACGGCAAGCTCGTGGCGTCCGGAGTTGTCTCCCGCGATACGCACGCGGCCAAAGAGGTCGTGGCCTCGGCCCGCAACGGGTTCCCGTGGCAGGCCTCCGTCGGAACCAGCGTCGAGGCGTTCGAGTTCCTCCGCGAGAACCAGTCCGCCACCGTCAACGGCCGCGAGGTGCAGGGCCCTCTCAACATCGTCCGCCGCGCCACGCTCGGCGAGATCAGCTTCGTCGATCTCGGTGCCGACGGGAGCACAACCGCCAGCATCGCGGCCTCGGGCGACGCCGCAGCAGCACCTGTGCAGGCGGCTCCCGGTGCTGCGGCGGCGGGAGCGACCGACGCGAGCAACCCCGGCAATCCGAGCAACCCAGTCATGGACCTGCGGGCCCAGATGGCCGCCGAGACCGACCGGATCAGCGCGATCCGACGTCTGTGCGCCGGCCAGCACGGGCAGATCGAGTCGCAGGCGATCCGCGATGGGTGGGATGCCACGCGCACCGAACTCGAAGTCCTCCGCGCCAGCCGCCCGAAGGCTCCGGATGCCCCTGGGATCCAGTCCCACGGGCGGGGCCCGGTCACCCAGAAGGTGCTCGAGGCCGCGTGCATCCTGTCGGGCCGGATGGAGAGCCCCGAGAAGCACTGCGAGGAGCGGGACCTCGAGGCCGCCAGCCGCGCGTTCGGGCACACGCTGGGCCTGCAGGAGCTCCTCCTGCACGCGGCCTGGGCCAACGGCTACACCGGACGCACGTTCCGCGACTGGCAGGGCGTGATGGACGCCGCCTTCGGGCGCGGCATCGAGGCGTCCGTCGGCGGCAGCACGATCAGCATCGCGGGCATCCTCTCCACGGTCGCCAACAAATTCCTGCTCGACGGCTTCTACAGCGTCGAGCGCACGTGGCGGAACATCTGCGCCGTGCGCAGCGTCACGGACTTCAAGACCGTCACCAGCTACCGCCTCACCGGCAACGACGGGTACGAGAAGGTCGCGCCCGGCGGCGAGATCAAGCACGGGACGCTCGGAGAGGAGTCGTACTCCAACAAGGCCGACACGTACGCCTTGATGCTGGCGATCGACCGCACCGACATCTACAACGACGACCTCGGCGCGATCACCTCGGTGCCGCGCAAGCTCGGCTCCGGCTCGGGGAAGACCATCAACGAGGTCTTCTGGTCGGCGTTCATGAACAACGCCGCGTTCTTCAGCGTCGCCAACAAGAACTATGTCACCGGCGCAGACACCGCGCTCGGAGTCGACGGCCTGACCAAGGCCGAGGTCGCCTTCATGGACCAGGTGGACACCGACGGCAAGCCCATCGGGGTCCTGCCGCAGATCCTGCTGGTCCCCACGGCGCTGTCGGCGATGGGCAGCCAGCTCTTCAAGAGCCTCGAGCTGCGCGACAACACCGCCGGGGCGAAGTACCCGCTCACCAACCCGCACCAGGGCAAGTTCCGCGTGGAGGTCAGCCGCTACCTGGGCAACCCCAAGTTCGGCGGCAACTCGACCAAGGCGTGGTACCTGCTGGCGGATGCGAACGACCTGCCCGTGGTCGAGATGGCGTTCCTCAACGGCCAGGAGTCGCCGACCATCGAGACCGCCGAGCAGACGTTCAACCGCCTGGGCATTCAGATGCGCGGGTACCACGACTTCGGCGTGGCGCTGCAGGACCCGCGCGGCGGCTTGCCTCCGCACAGCTCGGAGCAGCATCCGAACCACTCGGAACACGCTCCGGGAAGTGGGGAGCCTGTTCCGGGCGACATGGGGCGTCATCCTTGCCGCTTGGAGCGTGATCCATTTGATTCGGAATCTTCTTTGACTGAAGTGGAGCACATTCCAAGCCGATGGGAGTGAAGTCCGAATGACCCGGAACAAAGCGGCGCGCGTGTATTCCCGTCCGGGGACGTGCGCCGCGAGGGAATCATCGGCGTTTGGAGGCTCGAACATGGCACGCGGAGGCTCGAACTACATTCCCCGGCCCGACGGCAACTTCTCAGCGTGGGCGAACAACTACTACGAAGCCCTGTCCAAGTGGTGGGAGGCCAACGGGTTCAATATCGACGACCTGACGAACCTGAAAAAGGCCCTGGATACGTGGAACGCGCAGTACCCCGCGCACGTCTCGGCCCAGCAGCGTGCCGAGGCGGCCCGGCAGGCCAAGGACCAAGCCCGAGCGGAGTTGGAACGGCAGATTCGCCCCGTGACCAACTTCGTGCAGGGGTACCCCAAGACCACGGATGCCGACCGGGCCGAGATCGGGATCACCGTGCGCGACACGAGCAAGACCCCAAGCCCGACCCCGACGACGCGCCCGCTGGTGAGCGTCGATCCCGCTGCGCGGCTGACGCACGAACTGCGCTTGGTGGATGAAGGCTCGCCGACACGCCGAGGCAAGCCGGAGGGCGTGGCGGGCGCGGAGGTGTGGGTCAAACTCATCGACGCGGGCCAGCCCGCGCCGACGGACCCGACCGCCTTGTCGTTCCTGACCATGACCACCCGCCCGACGCTCCGCACCGACTTCCGCGCCGCCGACGGCGGAAAAACCGCGGTCTACATGCTCCGCTGGGTCAACACCCGAGGCGAAAAGGGGCCGTGGTCGGACGTCACGACGGCGACGGTGGCGGCGTAGTTACTCGGCTTGCGCCGGGTCAAGAAACGCCCGCAAGCGGGCAGCGAGTTTGTCAACATCGCGTAGCTGACACTCCCACACGACAAGGACACGCCACCCTTCGCGGCGCAGCCGTGCCCGTGTGCGTTTGTCGCGTGCGGCGTTGCCTTCGAGTTTTGCGCGCCAGAAGGCCCGCCGCGTTCGCGGCATGACGCGCCCGTGTCGGCAGGCGTGACGGTGCCAGAAGCAGCCGTGAACGAAAACGACCGCACGACGGGAGGCAAACACCAGATCGGGGCGACCGGGCAAGGCCCGGTCATGAAGGCGATAGCGATAGCCCATCGCGGTGAGCAATCGACGCACGATCAATTCGGGGCCGGTGTCTTTGCCGCGTATGGCCGCCATGCACCGGGCGCGTTGCTCCGGCGTGAGAACATCCACGGTCAGACCTTCACCAACGCCCGCGCCCAGTCGATGAAGTCCGCCACGCGGACCAACTTCACGCCTTCGACCTTGGGATAGTCCTTGTGCAATCCTTCCGGCACGATCAGCGTGACCTTGGCCTTGGTCATCTGTTTCAACTGCTTTTCGGAAATGCCGCGTTGCATGGTCAGCAGATGCTTGCGGGTGATCCCCTCGCCCTCGTGCAGCACCTGCCGCCAGCGATCCTTACAGGTGGTCTTCACGCCGAGAAGGCAGAGCCGGTCGCGCGGGTACTTCTTGTCCAAGTACGCTTCGACGCTGGGGATGAGGATGTCGGGTTCGCCCTCGACCTCGTTGGGCCGGGCGGTGTACGGAATCTTCGCTTCGGTCAGGATGTGCTCGACGTGGTTCTCCAGCGACCAGCCCGCGCGGGACTTGCGCCGGTTCATGATGCTTGACGCGGTGCTCAGGAAGTCATCAACGGATTTGAACGGCCCCGTAATCGCCGAGCCGCACAACAGACGTTCGGCGAGCTTGAACAGGCGGAACTCGGCTTCCATGAAGTCGATGAGTTGTGAATCCGCTGTCCGCTTGATGAAGTCGCGGATGCAGTGAATCAGCGCAGCGCGGGCGGCCCCGGAAATTTCTCCTGTGGACGGCCAGCCGTTCATTTTGGCTACGAACTCGCGGAACTGTCGGTCGATGCACTGGTCGGACGTTTCCGCCGGCGCTGCGCCCGCTGGGTCGTAAACGCCCCATGAGTCGATGACTTCAAGCCCGAGCGCGGCCTGAACCTCCTCCA